TGGGGATTTAGTATTGTTTGATACAACTACAGCTCCAGTTACCGCCAGCGTTACTTATGAGCGAGCAGGGACTTTAGTAACAGTAACTAAAACTGCTCACGGATTAAATACCGGTGATGTTGTGGGTATTCATTTTAATTTGGCTAGTGGTGTAGGAGCAACGGATGGTAATTACCCTATTACTAGACTTACCGCAAATACATTTACATTAACTGATATTAACAGCGGAACTGTAGCTAATACTGCAACAGCAGCCTACGTTAGTGGCGCAAATCGTTGGTTAATGACTTATGAAACTCAGGCAACAGACGAGTACCAAAATGCTCCTATCGTTCCAGGTGAAGGTGTACTAGCAGTAAACGGAATTTACGCCCTTATGGTCGATATTGACTCAGCACAAATTTACTATGGCTAAGAAGACCCCTTCTCTTGCAGTAGGTCGTGGTGAGAAGCTACCTGTCTCGAAAGGGGCAGGTCTTACCGCTAAAGGTCGTGCTAAATATAATGCTGCTACTGGCTCTAATCTAAAGGCTCCACAGCCTGAAGGTGGTCCACGTAAGAAGTCGTTCTGCGCACGTATGTCTGGTATGCCTGGTCCAATGAAAGACGAGAACGGGAAGCCTACTCGTAAAGCAGCGAGTTTAAAACGATGGAAATGCTAGTCTGGAACCTCGTCCTATCAACGCTAGTAGCGTTGCTTGGTTTCTTTTTAAAAGAGAAATCAGCTGAACTTAGTCGCATTCAGATTCTGTTAAACAGAACTCGTGAAGAGATTGCCAAGGAATATGTTACCAAGGCTGAAGTTCATAACGATATTAACCGTGTATTAGACCGTTTAGATAGGCTAGAATCAAAGCTAGACGACTTTATAAGGGGTCAGCGAAGTGCCATCAACTAGTAAAAAACAAGCTAAATTTATGGCAGCCGCAGCTCACAATCCTGCGTTTGCAAAGAAAGCTGGCATTCCTACAAAGGTTGCTAAAGAATTTAACCAAGCCGATAAAGGCAAAACTTTTAAAAAAGGTGGTGAAACTATGAAACATTCAGATATGGCAAAAGACAAGCCAATGATGAAAGCAGAAGCTGAAAAGGCTGTTAAAGGTCACGAGAAGCGCATGCACAAGATGGCTAAAGGTGGTGTAACACGCGCTGATGGTTGTGTATCTAAGGGCCACACCAAAGGCAAAATGATTTCTATGAAAATGGGCGGAAGCTGTTAATCATGGATACATATCGCAAACCTACTGAAAAAGAATCAGATAAGCTAGATTCTGCGCGTAAAAAAGTACAAGAGGGTATAGCAGGTGAGAAAGACTTGCTATCTAAAGTCTCTACTACTATGGCTAAATCAGCTCGCGACGATATCAAAGCTGGCATGAAGATGCGTGAATCAGTATCTGAGAAAGCTCGTGAAGGCGAAGCTTATCAGAACGCTGGATATAAATCAGGCGGTTCAGTATCTTCAGCTTCTAAACGTGCAGACGGATGCGCAATCCGAGGAAAAACGAGGGCTTAATATGAGACCTAGTCGTGGTATGGGTGCAATTAATCCAAGCAAGATGCCTGGTGGCAAGAAAAAAGCCAGACGTGACGATACTGACTTTACTGAGTACGCAGAAGGCGGAAAAGTATCTAAGGTCAATGCGGCGGGTAATTACACTCAACCCGGCAAGCGTAAAGCTCTGTTTAACCAGATTAAAAACTCAGCCGTTCAGGGTACCGCTGCAGGTCAGTGGAGTGCCCGTAAGGCTCAACTATTAGCCAAGAAGTATAAAGCTTCTGGCGGCGGGTATAAGTAAGTGAGTGGCCTTGCAAAAAGTCAGCGCTCTCTTAAATCCTGGACCGCTCAAAAGTGGACGACTAAGTCTGGGAAGCGTTCAAGTGACACTGGAGAACGATACTTACCAGAAAAAGCAATTAAAGCGTTGTCACCTGCTGAATATGCAGCCACAACCAAAGCAAAACGAACAGGAAAAGCAGCTGGAAAACAGTTTGTAGCCCAGCCGGATAAGATTAAAAAGAAAGTAAAACCATACCGGAGAGTTAAATGACAACTAGTGGTGTATCAACATTTAACCTAGAGTTCCGTGACATCGCTGAAGAAGCATATGAGCGTTGCGGGATAGAAATCCGTACTGGTTATGACTTAACTACAGCTCGTCGCTCAATGAACTTGTTGCTGATAGAGTGGGCTAACCGTGGTATTAACCTTTGGACTGTTGAACAAGGGCAGATTCCTATGGTGACTGGGCAGGCTTTATATCCTCTTCCAGTAGACACTATTGACTTGATGGATATGGTTATTCGTCAAAACAACGCTAGTACATCAAACCAGATTGACATCAATATCAGTCGTATTGCAGAACCGACTTACATGTCGATTCCAAACAAATTAACTACGGGCAGACCTATTCAGGTTTACGTAAACCGTCAGTCCGGTATAGATAATGCTACATCTGTGACCTTGTCTGCTGGAATAACTTCTACTGACACAACTATTCCTGTTAGCACTACTATTGGACTATCAACTACGGGCTTTATCAAGATTGGCACTGAAACCATCAGCTACGTAAACATTGTTGGTAACACCTTAACAAACTGCTACCGTGGTCAGAACGGCACTACAGCCGCGGCGCATTTGACTGGTGCAGCGATTACTAAGCAGAACTTACCGTGCATCAACGTGTGGCCGACTCCTAACCCTCCTGGCGACCAATACATGTTTGTGTATTACCGTTTACGTCGCATGCAGAACGCAGGTGAAGGTGGCTCATACGAACAAGATATGCCGTTTCGTTTAGTTAATGCAGCGGTAGCTGGATTGGCTTATTATTTGGCGATGAAGAGACCAGAAGTAATGCCTGACCGTATTGGTATGTTAAAAGCCGATTATGAGCAGCAGTGGGACTTAGCGTCGTCTGAAGATAGAGACAAGGCGCCTGTTCGTTTTGTACCTAGAAACATGTTTTACTATAGATAATGCCTAATAGATTTGCGTCCGGTAAGTATGCAATTGCTCAATGTGACCGCTGTGACCAGCGTTACAAGCTAAAAGAGTTGCATACACAGACAGTTAAGACTAAACCTTTTAAGATTAAGGTATGTAAGTCTTGCTGGGACCCTGACCAGCCGCAGTTGCAGTTAGGTATGTATCCTGTGAATGACCCACAGGCGGTTAGAGACCCAAGACCAGACTTAAGCTATTTAGTTTCTGGTACAACAGGTTTGCAAGAATTGTTAACGAATAGCACTAGCCAATTAGGTATAGGTTATCCGTCAGACGGTAGTAGAGTTATCCAATGGAATTGGAACCCTGTAGGGGGTCCTAGACTAAACGATAACGGATTAACGCCAAATACCTTGCTAGGGCAAGGGCAACTTGGTACAGTAACGGTAACAACTAATTAGGAGTAAATCATGGGATACAAATCAGGCGCAGATGGTATTACTAAACAAGGCAAAACTAAGGGTAAAAACCTTGGTGATTCAGGCCCAACAGTTGGTATTGAGAACGGCCCAAAGAGCACAGGCTCTAAAGGCGGCAAACGCAATATTGATATGAAAACTATGGGTCGTGGCTTAGCTAAAGTCGCTGCCCAAAAGCGAGGTTAATCATGGCTTACAGCATGAAAAAAGGCGGGAAAGAAGTAGGTCCAGCTTCTGTATATGCTGAGCCACATACTATGGACGGTAAAAAGATGAAAAATGCTAAAGACGCAGTAACTAAGCCAGGTAATGGCGTAGACAAGGTTAATATGTCTGTTGCTGGCATCAGCAAGGGTAACTACGAGCCTATCAATAAAAACGGCGAAATAAAAATTCGTGGTACAGGTGCGGCTACCAAAGGCACTAAAGCACGTGGCCCAATGGCTTAAAGGCAACTTGAATGAACTACTCTACTCTGTTTGAAACCATAAAAAGTTATGTAGAAAATGACTTTCCAAACCAGGACTGGACTAATACAGCCGGCTCGGGTACAACTACCTTTACTGGTACAGAACAGATTAACGTGTTCATTCAACAAGCTGAGCAGCGTATTTATAACTCAGTTCAGTTACCAGTATTCCGCAAAAACGTAACGGGTTTATTAACCACAGGTAATAAGTATTTAAATGTACCAACTGATTGGTTAGCAACGTTTTCTTTAGCAGTTATTCACCCGGTTACGCAGGCACAGACTTACTTGTTACAAAAAGATGTTGAATATATTCGCGAGTGCTACCCTCCACCTGATACTTTAGATACCCCAAAGTATTATGCAATTTTTGATAACACAACGTTTATATTAGGCCCAACACCAGATGCTGGGTACAATATGGAGTTGCATTACTTTGGATACACAACATCTATTGTTACTGCTGGTACAAGCTGGCTTGGTGATAATTTTGATTCGGTTTTACTTTACGGTTCGCTTCTTGAAGCATACACTTTTATGAAGGGTGAAACCGACGTAATTCAAAATTACATGGCTCGTTATAACGAAGCGTTAATGATGTTGAAACAACTTGGTGAAGGTAAAGACCGTCAAGATACTTACAGAACAATGCAAGCAAGGATGCCAGTACGATGAACTTAGATACAGTAGATGGTTTTATAGGGGGCAATGTTTCAGTTCTTTCAACATCTGGGCGTGGTTTTACTCCAGAAGAGCTAGCTGAACAAGCCTTAGACAAAATTGTTTATGTAGGTTCTAAGTCTCACCCAGTGATTCGTGAACAAGCAGAAGCATTTAAGAGCAACTTACGTATTGTTCTAATTCAGTATTTACAACAAGCGGTGCGCTCAGACCGTACGACTATTGCTAATCGTCTAAGAGAAGCTGGTTATCCTGAGTTAACTATTTTATTAAAAGATTAAGGAGTCCTTAAATGGCTATTACTCAAGCAATGTGCACATCTTTCAAAGCCCAGCTTTTGTTAGGTGCTCACGATTTCCGTCCTTCCGCCCAAGCTGGTGCCGACACATTTAAGCTAGCTTTGTATACATCTTCAGCTTCACTAGATGCTAATACAACTACTTATACAGGTTCCAATGAAGCTACTGGTGTTACAGCTGGTGGTTTGGCGCTAACTAACATTGGTGTTGGTACAACAAATACTAACGCTACTGCTGGTACAGGCTTTACAGACTTTGCGGATTTGACATTCTCAAACGTAACTACAACAGCTCGTGGCGCGTTGATTTACAACACAACACCTTCTACTAATGACAATGCTAACGTTGCGCTAACAAATGCGGCTGTGTGTGTATTGGACTTTGGCGGTGATAAGACATCTACAGCAGGTGACTTCACTATTATTTTCCCGGCATTTGATGCAACAAGCGCGATTATCCGTATTGCTTAAATAGAGGCTTAAAATGGCGTTAGTCTTAAAAGACCGCGTAAAAGAATCCACGACCACTACTGGTACTGGCACCTTAACTTTATTAGGTGCTGCTACTGGTTATCAAGCGTTTTCCGCTATTGGTAATGGCAATACGTGCTATTACGCCATTTCTTCTGCAGGCGAAGCGGAGTGGGAAGTAGGCCTAGGTACTTATACAGCTTCTGGCACCACACTCAGCCGGGATACTATTCTGGCTTCTTCAGCCGCTGGTGCGGCAGTGAGTTTCCCTGCCGGGGTTAAAGATGTCTATGTAGTCTACCCAGCTGAGAAAGCTATTTTTGAAGAAGCGAACGGTGAAACGCTAATTAATGCGGGGCCAATTACAGTTGTTGGCGCTAACGTTACTTCTTTCACAAGTTTTGGCGCATCTCTAGGTGAGTTTTACGCTAATCAACCTACTTTTGCGCAGCTATATGTACAGAACTTAAACTCTAACCAAAACGCTTCTACCGATATAGTTGCGTATAGCGACATTGGAGATGGTACAAATAACTTTATTGACATGGGTATTTGTAGTTCAAATTACTCAGAAGCAGCGTTTCCAATCTTTAGTCCTAACGTTGGTTATTTATATAACGATGGTGGCGACTTACTTGTAGGTAGTAGTTCAGATAATGTAGTAGTTTTTACTGGTGGGGTAAACACCAATAATACTGTAGTAACATTTGGCACAGACCTAAGCACGACGCTTGAGGGTTCATTAAACGTAGCCACAACCTTAAATGTTACAGGCGCGGCTACTTTTGCTAATACGGTTACGTTAAACGCTAACCCAACAACAGCATTACAAGCGGCTACTAAGCAATATGTAGATAACCAAGTTACTGCTGGACTGCATATCCACGAGCCTGTACGAGTTGAAACTACAGGAAATCTAAACGCTACCTACGTTCAAGGCGGTACAACATTTAACATTACCGATATTACAAGCGGTACGACAGTAACTACGTCTACAACTCATGGTTTATCTGTTAACGACCAGATTTGGCTATACACCTCCGCAGGTAACGGCTTAAGTACCAACACAGCATATTTTGTTTATTCAGTCCCTGCGAACAACCAGTTGACTCTTTCGTTGACTTTTGACGGTACACAGGTCACTGGCTTAACAAACGCTTCTGGTTTAACTTACGCTACACGAGCTAACTCTGGTGTTGGGGCTACCTTAACCAATGCGGGTACTCAAGCAGCATTAAACGTTGATGGCATAGCTTTAAGTTCTGGCAACCGAGTGATGGTTCGCCTACAAACAAACGGCGCAGAAAACGGTGTATATACAGTTACTACAGTAGGTAGCGGCTCAACAAACTGGGTGTTAACACGCGCTACCGATGCAAATATGGTTAACCCAGGTGACCCTGACGGACTTGGTACAGGTGATTACTTCTTTACTCAAGAAGGGGTTATCAATGCTGGTGACTCACATGTATTAACAACCGAACCAAACACCATGATTATTGGGTACACAACTTTAACGTACACCCAATTTAGCGGCTCAGTTGACTATGTCGGCGGCACAAACATTAACATCACAGGCCAGACTATTTCGTTGACTGGTACAGTAGCTCCAACAAACGGTGGCACAGGCGTAAATACTGTAACTACTGGTGATTTGCTATACGGTTCAGCTTCAAATACTTGGTCCAAACTAGCCCTTGGCGCAGCTAATAAATCTTTAGTTGTTAACGGTTCAGG